CAAACAGAACACCGAATACGGTGCTGAAGGCGGATGGACGGATGGCGACAACATCCGTTTTCGTTATGGAATGCCAGAAAAAATTGGTGGTTGGACTTATTTTAACGGCACTGCAGATTACTTAGTAGGCTTTGCTAGTTTCACGTTTTCTTGGAATAGCCTCGCAGGGACTCCCTACCTTGCCGTGGGCACGGACCGGAAAATCTACGTAAGCTTAGGTGGTGCTTGGTACGATATCACTCCCCTACGAGCCACAACCGCTGCCGGTGACGTGACGTTTGCCGCCTCTACAGGCTCGCCTATAATAACCGTGACAGACGCCTCCCACGGAGCGTCACAGGGGGACTTTGTTACCTTTAGTGGTGCAGCAAGCCTCGGCGGGCAAATCACCGCTGACATCCTTAACTCCGAGTGGGAAATCACCGAGGTCACGAACTCAAGCACCTACACAATCACTGCCCCTGTCAATGCTGACGGATCAGACACGGGTAATGGCGGCGCTTCAGTGGTAGGCGCATATCAAATTAGCGTAGGTTCTGACACTAGTTATTTCGACTTCGGTTTTGGTACAGGAACATGGGGCGCGGGTACGTGGGGTACTCCACGAACTGAAGTGCAGGTTGAAACGCTCAACGCGCGTATTTGGCATTTCGATAACTTTGGCCAAGTGCTGCTTCTGCAGCTTGTGGATGGGGAGCTATACCAGTGGAATCCTTCCGACGGCGTAGATACTCGCGCTTCACTGGTTTCTGGTGCACCGACTAAGAACGGCTACATGCTAGTTTCTAGTCCAGACAGGCATTTAATTGCCTTAGGCACTGAAACCACAATAGGTGACCCTGACACTCAAGATCCTTTGTTCGTCCGATTCTCCAACCAAGAAGACATTAACACTTTTGCCGAGTCTGCTACGAACACGGCCGGTGGCCAACGGTTATCCGACGGTAACAGGATTCAGACAGCAGTCAGGGCGCGTGGACAGATACTGATATTGACCGACACGTCTCTTCACGGCATGCAATACATTGGTCCTCCGTACACGTTCGGTTTCCAACAGCTAGGCAGCAACTGTGGTGCCTTGGGTCCAAACTCTGCGATAGAGGTTAATGGATTGGCTTTCTGGATGGGCCACGAAGCGTTCTACGTCTTTGACGGTACGGTGAAAAAGCTTCCCTGCACACTACAGGATTACGTCTTTGACGACATCAATCTGGTGCAAGAGGATAAGGTTTTTGCTGCGCTGAACTCTGACTTTAACGAGGTCACGTGGTTCTATTGCAGTTTCACGTCGGATTATATTGATCGGTGTGTGACTTATAACTATCTTGAAAACGTCTGGTCTGAGGGTACGTTAGCGCGTACTTCTTGGCAGGACGTGGGGTCGTTCCAACTTCCCACGGCTTCTGAGTATTTCCCTGAAAGCACTGAGGCTACTATAGGCACTATTTACGGACTCACGGCCGGTCGAAGCTTAATATATAACCACGAAGACGGTGTTAATCAGGCAGACGGCAGCGCGATTACGGCCTTTATCGACTCTGGTTACTTTGATATTGGCGACGGCGACAACATGATCTTGATGCGGCGGTTTATCCCTGACTTTAAGAACCAAGAGGGAAACCTTACGGTAAACCTGTTATTGCGCGCCTACCCACAAACCACCGCTAGTCCAAGTTCCTTGGACCCCTACGTCATCACGCCGACGACAGACAAAGTGGACACGCGGGCTCGCGGGCGGCAGATTGCGTTGAAGATTACCAGTGACGAAGTCGATACTAACTGGCGCTACGGTACGCTGCGCGTTGATATTCAGCCGGATGGTCTGCGATGAGCAAAATACAGAACGTCCGACTACCTGACGCGGCGACAGGCGACTACAGCCCTCAGCAGTTTAACCAGTTGGTGCGTTCGCTAGAGCAGATTGTTCTGCAACTGAACTCTAGTTACACGCCGATAGTCACACAGAGCAAAAGCAACGCTCGGGCATGGTTCGAGGGGACATAAATGGCAGATAAATATTTTCATCAGAGACTTATCCCTGCAGCGGCGACCGAGACAACGATATACACGGTCCCTGCTGCAAATACGGCGATTATTAAGTCCCTGCGGGTGACCAATGCCTCCGGCAACCAGTCGGATATTACGGTAAGCCAGTACGAGACATCGGGTGGTGCAGCAGGGTATTTGTATCATGCTCAAGCATTAGCGCACAGTGCAAGCGTTGACGTGTTTGCAGGTGTTCCGTGCATTTTAGAAGAAAGTAACGTCTTAAAGGTTACTTCGACACGAGCCGATGTGACTTTTTACCTGTCTTATCTTGAAGTGGACAGGGACTAATAATTGCTTGATAATCAGCAGTAATTTCGCGCTTCGGGCGCGCGACCCTGTGTGGTCCTACTTAAAAAATTAAGGAAAAGATCATGGCAGAAGCGATGCAGGGAGCTATGCCCCCACCTCCCCAAATGGGTAATATGAGCGCCGAAATGGCCGCCGTAGAAGAGATGCGAAAGCAGGTCTCGCCCTCCGAAGTGAACAATGAAATGCTCATGGCGGCAGAACAGGCCGACCCTATTGCCGTTGCAGAGTTCAGACGTGAACTCGAAGAGATGGAAATCCCGCCGGAGGTGCTTGCACTTCTTAATACGATGGTTGATGAGGTTCTCGCCGACCCCGCTAACTACGCCGCTATCCGCGAGCGTTACATGGCGCAGGGCGTAGACGAGGAGCTTCTCCCTGAGGCGTTTGATGCTCAGCTATTTGGCGCGTTACAGGTTGCGCTTGATCAGCTTCGAGCTCCTGACACAATGGCTCCCCCACAAAACTTCGCCAAGGGCGGTATCGCAAGCCTCCGCCCAATGGCTCAGGCTATGGCCGACGCAGGCCGTAACGGCGACACGATGGTCGCCCATATTAGCCCCATTGAGGCACAGATCCTAAAGCGTATTGGCGGTAGCGGCACGACTAACCCTACCACCGGCATGCCTGAGTTCTTCCTGAAGAAGCTATTTAAGAAGATCGGTAAGACGGTCAAGAAGTTTGCCAATACGACGATTGGTAAGATCGTTATCGGTACGGCCCTGTTCGCAATTGCCGGTCCGGCAGCAACGGCAATATTTGGAAGCACCGCTGCCCCTGCTTTGGTTGCCGCTACCAAAGGTTTCGTAGCCGGTGCAGGCTCGTCTCTTATTGCAGGTGGAAACTTTAAAGACTCCCTGAAGGCAGGCGCTATTGGCGCGGTAACTGCCGGTGCAGTAAGTGGCGTGACCCAAGGAGCAAGCGCATTTAAGTCTACTGCAGCGCCTACAGGTGCTCCGGTGACTACTTCTGTCCCTGCGGTGGATAGCACAGCGGCACTTCCTGATTTAAGCGCTACAGCGGCAGAGACGGTGGCGACTGGCGTACCGATGCCCATGGACCCCTTTGCCGCCAGTCCCACAGGAATGCCTGTTGCAACGCAGCCTGTCGTACCCCCTATCCCCGCAGCACCTCCTATACGGCCGGGCGACCCCTTCGCTGCCTCCGGAGCGCCTGTTGCTCGAGCGCCAGTCCAAAGCGGTGTTGCTTCATTGCCCACCACGCCTGCAGCAGGTCAGCAAGTAGCCGCTACAGGCGGTCAAACCGCCCCATCAAGTTTCTTTGGGAACATAAAGGAAACCTTTGCTCCGGGCGATGCGACTTTTGGCGACAGAGTAGAAAGCCTAAAAGACGCGTTCTCTCCCGCTGCGCGTCAGGCGGCAGGGGCGGAAAGAGCACAATTAGCAGGCAATAAAGCTTTTGGCGATACGTTAGATCAATTCGCACAGAGGGGTATAACTGAGAACACTCAAGGTTACGCGACAGCGGTTAAGGCAGCTCAAGACGCCGCTTCTGCCGCAGTGGCGGCCAATACTTCGGGGGCAATATCCAACTACCTACCTCTAGCCGCTGCAGGCATGGGCATCGCCGGATTATCTGGAGCGTTTAGCCCTGAGCAACCACAGCTACCGCCCGGCTTTGAAGGTATGACGGATGCGCCCGGCCAACGACTGCTCGAGCAGTACCCTGAGCGTTACGGCCTGAGCTTTGGCGGCGTGAATACCATGTCGCAAACTGCTCCTTATCAAATGTATCGTCCCTACGGTGCCGCGAAAGGAGGCAGTACGTCTGACTTCCCACGCAAGAATGGCCACATAAGCGGGCCGGGCACTGGTACGTCCGACGACATCCCCGCAATGCTCAGCGACGGCGAGTTTGTATTCACCGCCAAGGCAGTACGCAACATGGGCAACGGATCACGGCGCAAGGGCGCTAAAAAAATGTATGCACTTATGAAGAATCTAGAGGGCCGCGCCAATGGTTGATATGACCTATTCAACCCAGTACGTACGTGAAGCGCCAGAAATTGAAGCGTACAAGCTAGGACTAATTAACGAGGCTCGAGACCTTTACAATCAGCCTATGTACCTGCCCGCCGTTGAGGCCGCAGGTCTTTCTGGCACTGAGCTGCAGGGAATTGACTTTGCCAAGCAGGGTGTTGGCGCGTTCGAGCCTTACATACAGGCGGCATCTCAAGGCGTCACCCAAGGCATGGACCTCACGCAGCGTGGCGCGTTAGCGGCAGGCGCTGTTGACACGACGGCTCAGTATCAGGCCGCTCAGGACATGATGGGTCGCGCAGTCCCTGTTATTGGTCAAGGTATTGGCGGTATCTTAGGTTCTGCTAAGGCATATGACCCAAACCAAGCCGCCTCTTACATGAACCCTTACCAACAGCAGGTGACACAAAACGCTCTTGGTGAGATGCGCCGTCAGGCGAACATCGCCCAGACTGGAGCCGCCGCACAAGCAGTGGGTGCAGGTGCTTTTGGCGGGACTCGAGAGGGTGTTCAGCGCGCTGAAACTGAGCGCGGCGTTCAGGACTTGATGCAGCAGCGAATCATGCAGGACTACGCCAACAACTACGCGCAGGCACAGCAGGCGGCAATGCAGGGATTTGAATCTCAGCAGCAGCGCCAACTGGCCGGTGGGCAGGCGTTAGGTCAAGCCGGAATGCAGTTCGCCAATCTCGGA